TTTCTGACTTCTATTCGATGGAATTAAGCAAGTTAGGAGCGATGTAAAATGGAACAAATGCAAAAGAACACACCAGATATATACGATGCTGCACTGTATCTTCGACTGTCCAGAGACGACATGGATGACGGAAGTGAGAAGACAGAGAGCAACAGTATTGCAAATCAGAGGGAATTGCTTCGGAGTTTTATAAAAAGCCAGCCGGACATTCAGATCTTTGATATATATGTGGATGATGGATATTCAGGTGGAAATTTTGACAGACCTGAGTTCAAGAGAATGACAACCGATATAGAAGCTGGACGAGTGAATTGTGTAATTGTAAAAGATTTGTCCAGATTCGGAAGAGAATATATAGAAGCCGGGCGATGGATCGAAAAGACCTACCCGGCTTTAAATGTGCGTTTTATTTCTGTGACAGACCAGTTCGATAGTAAAACAGCAGATTTTTCAGAGAAGTCATTTGTAGTTCCGATTAAAAATTTTGTAAATGAAAGTTATTGCCGGGACATCTCCGGTAAAGTACGCAGCCACCAGAAAATCAAACGGGAAAAAGGAGAGTTTATCGGGGCATTTGCACCATATGGTTATTGCAAAGATCCGGAAAATAAGAACTGCCTTGTGATTGATGATTATGCTGCAGATATTGTAAGAAAAATATTTGCCTGGAAGATAGAGGGATTCAGTTTCGGTGCGATTGCTGAAAAACTGAATGTGCGTCATGTACAATCCCCAAAAGAATACAAGATTGCAAACGGCGAAAATTATAATGCCGGATTTCAGGGGACAGATACACCAAAGTGGTCAGCAGTACAGATTAAAAGGATTCTGACCAATGAAGTGTATATCGGCAATATGGTTCAGGGAAAGCAGGAACGAATCAGCTATAAGGTGAAGAAACGTCTGGATAAACCGGAGTCAGAATGGGTGAGAGTAAAAAATACACATCCGGCAATCATCAATCAGAGTGACTTTGATGTAGTACAAAAACTGCTTCAATATGATGGCAGGGCGTCAAAGACATCAGACAGTGCCAGTTTTTTTGCGGGATTTATCTTCTGCGGAGATTGTGGAGTACCGATGATACGCAGAGTGAACCGATATAAGGGAAAAGAAAAGGCTTTTTATATCTGCCAGACGAAAAATAAAGGCGGAGACTGCACCAGACACAGCATACCGGAGGAAGTGCTGAAAAAAATTGTCTTGAAAGAAATCCAGATGTATACAGCACTTTTTGTAGATTATGAGATGATCATGGAAGAACTTCAGCAAATGGAAGTTAGCTACGACCAGGTAATCAGTTATGATACACAGATCGCAAAATTGCAGGAAGAATACAACAAATGTTACAGCATAAAAGTATCTCTAGCGGATGATTTGAAATCTGGGATGATTACCAAAGAGGAGTTTGATGAGTTCCGGGAAAGTTACGGTAAAAAGTGTGAAGAACTGGATCAGATGATAGAACATCAGAAAAAACTGGTAAAGCAGATGTTTGAAGGTGGTGTTTCTGCAAAAGTTCAGTTAGAAGACTGGAAGAAATCTCTGGAGATCAAAGAGCTGGATCGTACCTTACTGGCACTGACGGTAGATAAAATCTACATTTATGAGAACAAGCAGATTAAAATCCGGATTCGTTATCAGGATGTGATTGAAAAAATGAAAGTCATAAAAAGATTTTATACAGAGCATCAGGCTGAGTACAGGAAAGAGGTGGGATAAGTGGCAAGGACAGCGAGAAGATATGAGAAAAGGACAGAAAAGAAAAGTTATCAGATTCCAGTGTATATGGCTGCGATTTATGCCAGATTATCCGTAGATACAGATGAAAGAAAGTCAGAATCTATTGAAACGCAGGTGACGCTGATCAAAGAGTTTATTGACAGGCACAATGCGGAAACAGATAAAGAGTATGAACTGGTTGTATATGATATTTATTCCGACATGGGAAAAACCGGAACTAATTTTGAGAGAGCTGGATTTGAACGAATGATGGATGATGTCAGAGCAGGAAAAGTAAACTGTATTCTTGTGAAAGATTTTTCAAGATTTGGAAGAAATTATATAGAAACAGGAAATTACCTGGAAAAGATACTGCCTTTTATGAAGGTACGTTTTATTTCTGTATGTGATCATTATGATTCGTTCGCACCAAATGCAAAAAATCAGGAGCTATCCATGAATATCAAGAATCTGGTAAATGATGCCTATGCAAAGGACATTTCCGCAAAGGAACGGGCAGCAAAGCGAACAGCACAGAAAAATGGGGAGTATGTTGGAGCAACAGCTCCGTATGGATATTGCTGTGAGAAGATAAATGGAATCTATAAGCTGGTCAAAGAGTCGGAATCTGCAAAGATTGTGCAACGAATATTTGAGGAATATGCTTCCGGTAAGGAGATTCAGCAGATTATAGATGGATTGTTTGAGGATAGTGTACACCGGATTTCTGATTATAATCATTATCATCATGTGTACTGGCAGGAAGGTGAAACTCTGCACCAGTGGGGAAATTCCTCTGTTCGTGCAGTACTGAACAGGCATAATTATTATGGAGATCTGGTACAGCGAAAATATGAATCCAGGTTTGCAAAAGGTGAAAAAGGGTGTGATGTGTTGGATGAAAGTCAGTGGATTGTTACTCCCAATGCCCATGAAGCAATTATCAGCAGAGAACTGTTTGAAAAAGTACAGATCCGGTTAAAAGCGGCACAGGAAGCCAGAAGCACAGGAGTAGGATGGGAAGACGATGAAAGAGCTTTTTACAATGTGTTTTATTGCGGTGACTGTAAGCGGAAAATGTGTACAAGGAGATCAAGAGGCAGTGTGTTTTACTTTTGCAATGCGGCTCAGTACCGGGATGAAAGAAAATGCAGTCATAAATCTATTTCAGAAAATACGGTACAGAAAATCGTTCGCTCAGAACTGACCAGACAAATGCAATTAGCAGGATTTAAGAAAAAAGATATGTCGGCAATGAGTAATGATATATTTTCAGCTAAGATTCTGGAAATTCAGAATGAAATTAAAAAGCTGGACGCAGAGGTGGAACAACGCTCTGAAAAACTTGCTCAGGCATTTATGCAATATAAGGATGAAAAACTTTCCAAAGAAAATTATATGGAAATGCGTGAGGAGCGTAACAACTGGAAAATGTTCTGTGAAGAAAGAAAAGAGACACTGGAACAAATGATCCGAAGATTGCAGAAACAGCAAAAGGAAGAAACCAGATTTTTACGAAGTCTTCTGGATCTGGAAGGGACAACAAGAATCAATGCGGAGCTTGCGGAAGCACTGATTGAAAGTATGTACTTGTATGGTGATGGCAGACTGGAAATCAATTTTCGATTTAAGGGGGCGATAGAACATGAGTAATCAGAAAATGCTGATCGGATATTATCGTCTTTCGTTAGAGGATGGCTCTGACGGAGAAAGTAACAGTATCATCAACCAGAGAAAACTGGTGAAAGATTATATTTCTCATATTCCAGAGCTGGCTGAACTGCCTTTTCAGGAGTTTTATGATGATGGCTATTCCGGTTCCAGTATGGAACGACCGGGAATACAACAGGTTCTGGAATTGGCAAGAAATGAGCAGGTGCAATGTATTGTTGTAAAAGATTTTTCACGTTTTTCCAGAGACTATATTGAAATGGGAACGTATCTGGAACAGATTTTCCCATTTTTGGGAATAAGGTTTATCTCTGTTTCTGACCATTATGATTCCAAGGATTATAAAGGAAAAAGTTCTGACATTGAAGTGCAGTTTAAGGGACTGATTGCAGATTTTTATGTGAAAGATCAGTCTGTTAAGGTGAAATCGGCAGTCAGCACGAAAAGAAGTAATGGAGAGTATTGCTGTGGCTCTGCACCTTATGGCTACCGGATAAATCCAGAGAACAAAAAAGAACTGTTGATTGTGGAAGAAGAAGCGGAGATTATCCGCAGAGTATTTGAACTGACGAATCAGCGGTATTCAAAGATGGATATTTGCCGGTTATTTAATGAAGAAGGCGTTCTTACACCATTGCAGTCTATGAGCAGGAGACAGAAATCAGACAGTAAGAAAGCATCTTCGAGAGGCTTGCAATGGACAAGTGATATGGTACGAAAGATTCTGAATGATAAAAATTATATCGGTTGTATGGTCTATGGAAAAACCAAAATTCCAGATCCCGGCACAGGAAAAGAAGTTCCTGTGCCACGAAGTGAATGGAAGGTATTGGAAGATCACCATGAACCAATTGTATCAAAAGAAACCTTTGAAAAAGCACAGTCCCTGCAGATCAGGCATACCAGAAAAAGCAAATTCAACAAGGAAACTACTTTGTTAAGCAGTTATGTAAAATGTGGAAATTGTAGAAGAAGTCTGACCGGAAGCAACCAGGTACATGGTCATATCCTGTATAGCTGTGCATACAGCCAAGGAAAAGAAGATACCGGGTGCTTTGCCGGAAAAGCCGATGATAAAATGCTGGAGCATATGGTGCTGGCAGAAATAAAGGCATACTTACACCAGAATATCAGCCAGGAACAGATGCAGCAATCTATGAGAAAACAGCATGAAGATAACATTACAGCATACAAGGCTGAAAGTGCTGACTGCGGAAGACGACAGGAGCAAATCAAGGCTCAGAACCAACAGAACTATGAGAAGTACCATGAAGGGCAGATGAGTCGGGAGGAGTTCCTGAGTGAAAAGAAGCAGCTAGAGGAAGAAAGAAAGCGTCTGGAAAGACGAAAGAAGGAACTGGAAGAACTGATCAACGGAGAGAAAGAAATCCTGACGAAGAAGAATATTCCGGTGGAGCAGATGATGGAGTATCTGGGGTATGAGAAACTGACAGAGGAGATGCTTGAAAAGTATGTGAAGGGGATATATGTGTATGACGATGGACGGGTGGAGGTGGAGTGGAAAGCACTTGCCTGAATTTGTAGCAATAATGTAACGTCCGCTACTATATGTTTTGTAGCAATGACGTTACATCCTCCCCACTGATTTTGTGACAACAATATAACGTCCTCCGTCCCAAAACAACGGTTTTATGGGAAAAATCGAAGGAAAAAAGGTCAAAAAGTTTGTAGCAATGACTTGACATCCTCGGGGGCGCTGTGCGTGAAAAATTCAATTCCGGAC